CCTTTGGAAATCATGGCGCGCGCGACCAACGCGGGGCAGAAGCTTCCGTACCTGCGTCTTGACGATGTTGTCATGAATCAGGCTGTGCCGTTCTACGCGTTTACCAAAGTGCGCACAGATCAGAGGGGCGAGGATCTCTATGTAAAGAGTAAGCCTTTCCCGTTGATCAACCGCAAGGGAATTGTGTTCGGGAAGTTCCAGGCATAGAAAGAATTGTACATCTGCCTTTGTTATAAGTTATGTTTTTAAATTTTTGGTATTGGGCAATGGCGCCAAAACGACAACAATATACAAACACAAAGGTAAGATGTACTTTTCTAAGGAGTTTTAAAAGTGGCGTTACCTGAAACTACTATAACGATAACTGACCTCGAAAAAGAGTTGAATCCTGATGATCTTCGTACAGCATCTTACGCTGATGACGCTGTAAAGGAACGCGCGATTCATAAAGCTGTTATATGGGTATACGGCAAGGTGGCGACTACCGGAAAAACTTATGACGAGTCAGACGAAGTTATAAAAACCATCGTATTGAAACGCGCGATTTACGAATTATTTTCTTACATCGGTAACGAAAGCCGTGCGAAAGCGAATGAACAGGACGCGGCGGATCTGATCGAGACATATTTTGGAAGTATCGCGACAAAATACGATGACGGTCCAGGACCAGCGTCCGGAGCGGTAGATACGCCGGAGCCTCCGCGTTATGGGGGTTAAAGTAGTAAAGCGTCCGCCAGATTACGCGAAGATGCTCGGCGCGGGACTTGCGCCAACCATGAAAAAGGCTGCTATGTATTTACAAAGCAGCGCCAATAAAAAAATCAATTCGGGAATTATGCCTGCGAACGCTCAGTTAACTCAAAGCGTAAAACAAGGCAGTCAGACGTTACGCGACAACGGCGATCTTGCAAGGAGTATTGCTCCTCATTCAGGTGATCTGTGGGCAGATGCCAGTACCAATCTTAAATACGCGCGTATTCAACAGGAAGGCGGCACCATTACGCCGAAAAACGCGAAAGCGCTTTTTATTCCTGCAAGCGCGAAAACAAGAACACTGATGCGCTCTTACGGGGCGCATACACCGCGCTCGCTTATCAGCGCGATGGACGCTGACGGTTACGGCTTTTTCAGTATCGGCAAATCCTACTTTGCATACAAAAAAAGCACCGGAAAAAGAGGAAAGAAAGGCAAAGAATTTGTTTTATTTATTATATCGCGTTCTGTAAAAATTCCGGCGCGTCCGTTTTTATTCATTGACGAAAAGGACGAAGAATACCTGATGAAATTAATCCAAACGGGTATAACGAACGCGCTCAAGGGAGGAAAATAAAAAACATGGAAAAAATTATTAGCGCGCTGTTAGACGAAATCCGCGCTCTTGGAATAGACGCCGTTTTAATGCCGCAGACGGTATCCGCAAACCGCCCGCGCATCGATTTATATATCGCAGGAATTGAGCTTGCCGGAATCGATCATCAAAACCCTGATAAGGGAAATAAAGGCTGGGAACGCATAACATTTACCGCCGAATTTAAAAGTGAAGGAACTCACAGTATTTGGCTTACTGACGCGATTATCGCTTCGAGAAATCTGCTGCCGTTAAACGAAAGTCCTATGCGACTAACGGTCAGTGTAAAACCGGATCATGATTGTAAAACTCATCTTACCGCGCACTGGAGACGGCAGGCGGCTGGGAGATTCGAGTATCCTAATGAAGAAGAGTCCAGTATGCCGGTAAGATATATTGAACCTTGGGAAGTTTCAATTGCTTATCCGGCGCATATTATAGGGTAAAACCCTCAAGGAGTAACTTATGAAAGTAACAGGTAAAGACGGATTTCTTTACAAAGTGTTATTCGGATCTGTTTTGGTTGGCGGCGCGGATATTAAAGTTCCAAAATCAGGCTGGTATAAAATTCAATCACGCGCAACCGAAGGCAGCGGTATTCCCGGAAGCGATCCTGCAAGAACGCGCGGTCGCGCTCTTAAAGCAGGCGATTTTTATTTCGCAAGAAAAGATCAAATACTTGCGGCGGGTGACAGCCTTATACCGATGACGCTTAGAAAACTTTCCTTTACAACTGATGTCAGTGCAAGCGCACAGGGTCAGGTGTTTGACGTAACAACCCAAGCCGATGTGGAAAGCGGTGTGAGAGCGTTTGTCTCTTCGGTGTTTAAAGACAGAAGCGGAGCCATCAACGGGCAAGTTGACGTTGACAGCGTTGAGCAGCGCGAGTTGATCAACGAGTTTAACGCGGTTATCACTGACGACGGCACCTACGTCACTTATGAGCCTGCGAAATCGGGGACGCATCATTTCATGCTTTCTCGTCGCGAGACAATCGCGGAGGGCGAGGTTGAAGCGTTTGAATATTTTCCGATTGTTGTCGAGTCTTTCCAGACAGACAAACCAATCGAAGGAGTGTGTCCCTTCAATTTCAATTATAGAGTTGACGGCACTCATAACCCCGGCATTTATTACAGAACGGTAACTGAAGAGACCTCGGAGGTGACACCGTGAAATTCAGCGCACGCAAATCGTACTTTTTTTATCCTGACGTTAACGGCAATCTTGATTTGCCGGAAGCCGATCGTCTTTCGGTAGAAATAATCCGTCCGACGGCGGAAGACTGCGGCAGTATTTCTTATGTTGAAGTAAGCAATGTTAAAGATGCCGGATCGTACAGATACAAGTTCGACGCAAAAAGCATTCTTAATCGCTGCATAGGAGAAATAAAAAATCTTGAAGTTGAAGACGAAGAACAGCCGGAAAAGACAAGGTTAATAAAATCGGGCAAGGAACTCGCTAAAGAAAGTTTTTACGGCATGTCTTCTCTTGTAGATACCATTTGCACCGAAGTGTGCCGCGACAGTTTGACTGATACGCAAAAAAAAATCTCTTAATAGGATTTAACCTAATTTGGGACGGCTGGCACGAGAGAGAATTAAAACAGTGTTATGCCAATGAAAAATTAATTCTGCGCGAGCATGTTATTAAAAGGGGTGAGGTATTAAATTATCTCACTCCTGAATTTTATTCAGCTTATAGTTTATGGAGCAAAATAAAACGCTATGGCTGGCCGCACGGTCCGGCGTGGATAGATGAGCCTGCCGCGATTGTCGAGCTTGTAGAATTATTTGATATAGAGCTTGAAATCTTAAAGGAAAAAGATCGTAATGCAAGTGAAAGACGAACTGCGGGTACTGGTAGAAGCTGAAGTAACCCGTGCAATCGAAAACTTTAAGAAACTCTCCAAAGGCATTGACGAATCAGAAAAGAAAACTGTTTCTCTGGGAGATGCTCTCGACTCATTCTCTAAAAAATCTTTAATTATCTCCGGTGTTCTTGGCGGCGCGGGCATTGCCGCTGTTAAGTTCGCCGGTGAAAATCAAAAACTTCAATTATCTTTAGAAAATATGCTTGGCTCTGCAGAAGAAGCGTCCGCTGTATTTGAAGAATGGCGGCGGCTTGGCGCGTCACCAGGCTTAAATGCTGATGAAGTTTTTACTCTCGGCAAAGCAATGGTAAACATGGGTCATGATACCCGATATGCCACTGATACAATGAAAATGTTAGGTGACATCGCCGCAGGAACCGGCGTTTCGTTTGGTGAAATATCCGGCTCTTTTGAACGCGCCCGCGCGATGGGTAATCTTACAACACGCGATCTTGTACGTTTGCAGCAGCAGGGAATCCCGATAGTAAAACAATTAGCAAAAGAATTGAATACCTCTGAAGAAAACATCCGTCATCTGGCAGATAAAGGAAAAATCGGCTTTGCTGAACTTGAAAGAGCGTTTAAATCAATGACATCTCCCGGCGGACAATTCGCAGGAATGATGGAAAAATTGTCAGGCGGCGTGCTGGAAAAATTCTCATCCGCAGCCGATGACGCAAAACAGGCTCTCGCTTCTTTTGGGGAGTTACTGTTACCTATGGCAACAAAGCTGCTGGACGGCGCAAGCTCGATATTGCAGGGCATTACAAACATGGAGGAGGGGACTAAACGATTTGTTTTAGGTATGGGAACTGTAATTGCGGTATCGGGACCTGTTATATCGGCTGTTAAGGGAATAGGCAACGCTATATCGTTCTTAGCAAAAGCTCATCCTGTTATTCGTGGAATCAGTATTGCTTTCGCAGGTCTTGGGGTGGTTACAGGATTTATAAATAAACAAGCAAATGCTTACGAGGATTTACAGAATGAAATAAAGAAAACCGACTTAGCATCAAGAAATCTTTTATCGTCTTACGCTGCTGGAAATGATGAGAAAGTTTTGGATGAGAAAACCACTCGGGAATTAATAAAATTATATCCTGAATTGACCGGCGTTATCAAAGCTAATAATACAACGGTAAAGGAAGCGGAAGAATTAAAAAAAGCATTAAATGCACAAAATATAGAATCATCTCAACAAGGGCGAATAAAAAATTTCCTCAAAGATATGGAATTACTTAGTCTTGCTAACAGAGAGATAGAGCAGCTTAAAGCAGACATAAGACAGCCGGGACGAGGTTACAGTCTTGATACGTTGAATCAAATGTTAGAACAAAATATAACATATCGTGATGATCTAGTTAAAAAAATTAATCAACAACGAAGAGACATTAGCGAAGTTTTGTCATCAATTGGAAAAGAATTGCTATTTTCAGGTAAGGTAGTTGATCTGCCGCCTGTAAAGATACCTGTTGATGTTCCAAAAGCTGAAGACATTCAACCGCAGCTTAATAATTTAAAAAAAACATGGCAGGAATGGTTTAGTGAAATAACAAATGTCGATCATACAAAAATAGGCAATAGCGGCGCGAAAGCTGCCCAATTATACATCAATGAATTTGAACGCAGCCTTACGGCACAGTCAACCATCGCAAAGGTATTAGAAGATCATATTGACATCGCCGGTGTATTAAGAAGCCGGCAATCCGAAGTTCAAAATGCTCTTGTTGAACTTTTATCAATTAACCCAGAAGAAATTGATCGCCCGTTTACATTGATACAAGAGGAAATACAAAATATTATTGCAGAATATCACAGGTTAGGCGAAGAAGCAAAAAAACTTGAAGACAACTTTACCATAACAAGTACGTTAGAAAAATTAAGCGAAGAATTGCAAAATGTCGGAAAAGACAATTACGATTTTGCGCTTGCGTCTATCGCAGCAGCAAATGCCACTGAAGAACAAATGCGGCAAGCCGAGGAATTGATAAAGGCGTTACGCGAAGCAGGACAGGTTTCTAAAGAATTGTCCGCACAGGAAATTTTACATAACCTCGGCACGGAAGTACAAAATCTTGGTAAAGATCAATATGATCTTGCTTTGGCATCAATGATGGCAGCTAATGCCACAGAAGAAGAAATGGAACAAGCTGAAAAAATGATTGATACTTTGCGCCGTTACGGACAAAGTTTTGATGATTTCCTCTCTCAAAAAATTTCCGGCGGTCTTATGAATGTTTTTCCCGACCTTGAAAAGCAGGCTGCGCAGGCTATCGGAAATATATCGGCGCAGCTTGCGTCAATAAGTTTTGACAGTATGTTAAGCGGATTGAGCGCTGTCGGGGAATTGTTCGCTAAAGGAGCTGATGGCGCGGAGGATTTCCGGCAAGCGATGGCAGGTATAGCCCAGCAGATACTTAACCAACTGCCGAATATGTTTTTACAGGCAGGGCTTCAATTGATTGCGCAGGGACAATGGCCGCTTGGTCTTGGTTTTGTTGCGGCAGCAGGCTCATCTGCATTAATCGGAGGTTTTGTAAAAGGAAAAACAGATGTCGCCGCAAACGCACATGGAAATGCCTTTGATGGAAATGATGTTGTTCCATACGCTCACGGAGGAACATTTACAAATCAGATTGTTAATACGCCAACATTTTTTAAGCACGGCGGAAAACTTGGCGTAATGGGTGAAGCAGGTCCTGAATCAATCATGCCATTAAAGCGTATGGCTAACGGAGATCTTGGAGTTGCTGCATCCGGCGGCGGCGCGAAAGTAACAGTTAATATTATAAATAATGCAAAAGCCGAAGTACGTCAGGAAGAATATACCGACAGTGATGGAAATAAACAAATCGACGTAACACTCGAACGGCTCATTAATAATCACATAACGTCCGGCAAAGCGGACAGAGCTATGGCGCGTTTTGGCGCTCGTCCGGTTGGAGTATAACATGGCAGATATCTTTTGGCCGGAAGGGCTTCCCAATACATTGCAAATGGACGGGCTTGCCGCTAAACAAAATTCAAATGTTATACGCACAAAAATGGACGCAGGTACTGCTAAAACTCGCCGCCGTTATACCGCAATTACAAAAATCTTTACAGGCAAGATGCTTTTGGATGCGACGCAGCGCACAGACTTGGAGCGATTTTATAGAGTTAGCCTTGCCGACGGCGTTTTGCGGTTTAATTTTAAAGATCCGCAGACTCTCGAAACCGGAGAGTTTCGTTTCACGGAAGGCTATGGGGAAAATTCTGTTGGCGGCATGTTTGAAATAACAATGTCCTTGGAGCGATTGTGAGACGGATGTCAAAAGAAGCGACTGAAGCGGTTTTGTCTCCTGAAACCGAAAAAGTCTTTTTACATTTGCTGACAATCGAAGTGACAGACGGCGCTGTGCTGCGATTTGTTGATAACAAGCAGCACATTATTTCACGCGGGAATGAATATACAGCGGCAGGATTTACAATAATTCTTCCTGATCAAAAAGAAGACGCGCCGCGCCCTTGCCGTCTGGCGATTGACAACACTGATCTTTTTATACTGCAGGAAATAAAAAAAGCTGTTGGAAAAGACATTACGGTTTCTGTATGCGTAATCATGGCAGATACTCCTGATGTTTATGAGCGAGGACCATTAAAATATCGATTGCGTAATGTCCGCGCAAATAAGGAAACTATAGAAGGAGAAGTATACGATTTTTATTTAACAGATCGCAAGTTTCCAAAAGATACATATACGCCTGAAGATTTTGAGGGGATGTTTTTTTAATATGTACAAATGGGTAGAAAAATATATAGGAATTCCTTTTGTATCAAACGGCAGGACGATAAAAGGCTGCGACTGTTACGGTCTAGTGCGCTTGGTTTTTCATAACGAATACGGAATAGAATTACCGGAATTATCAGACAATTATAAAGACGCATTAAATGTAAAAGAGACTGCGAGATTATTTACAGATAACTTGCCTGTACTAGCTGCGAAAAAAATTATAAAACCTGAAGAAAAAGCTGTTGTGATAATAACCGAACACGGCGTGCCGGCGCATGTCGGGATTGTGGCAGGCGCAGGTTATGTTTTGCACACCGGCATTAAAACAGGCAGCGTCTGTCAGAGAGAATCTCATCCGGGATTACGCAGCCGTATAGAGGGGTATTATTGTGTCGGTTAAAATAATCGCTTATCTTCATCCTGTAAAAAACGAACGCACAATTCTGGAAGCCGCTCCAGGCTCAATAAAAAATATAATAAATTCTCTTAACACAGGATTTCCGCTTTCGCAAGCGCGGGTGTGCCGAAACGGTGAAAAATTAAAGGATTTTAATCTAACAGCAAATGATGGTGATACCCTGTGGATTAAATATGTGCCGTATGGCGACACTCAAAGCACCGGTGTCGGAATGAAAATCGGCGGATGGGCTATGGTAATAGCCGGTATTGCGGTTACAGCGTTAACATGGGGATCGGGAGCCGCGCTCGGAGCCATGCTCATTGGTACTGGTTTGTCAATGGCTTTGGGCGGACATGTCCTTTTGAATATTAATATACCAAAGTTAGGTGATATGGAAAAACCGGAGAACGATCCTTCGGTGCGCGGAAGCAGAAACCATGCGCGTCCTCACGGAAGAATTCCGGTTTTGTTTGGGCAGCACCGCGTATATCCTGATTTAGCGGCTAATCCTCATACTTCGATAATCGGAAATCAGCAGTATTTAACACAGCTTTTCTGCGGCGGTTATAAAGACTGTGAACTTGATCTAGACAGTTTTAAGTTAGGTGAAACAAAGCTTGTAGATTTTTCATCAACAAAGAACATACAGCAAATACTTGCAGGTTTGGATTCTGTTATTCGCATGGAAATTCTGCAAAACGGCGAACAGTCGAATTTATATCCGCATTGCATACATGAAGAGGTTTTTAACGTTCCTTTGCAGCATGAAATCGACAATGGAGACGGCGATAAAATATCAGGTGAGTTCATTCGTACAACTCCGGACAACACTGATACTATTAATGTAGACATTTTCCTATATAATGGAATAGGAAAATATAACGATGAAGGAAAGCTAAATTCCGCATCTGTAGAAATTAAAGCGTCATATAAAAATGTTAATGATTCAACTTATCAGCTTTTGGGTTATTTTAACAACGGCAGTAATACCATCTCCGGAGCGGAATTAAAAACAAAAAGATATCAGAT